GGAACTTTAGGATATACTGCTTCTTCAAGTTATGCAGCTTTGTTTAATGGCTCAGTAGGTATAGGAACAACAAGTCCGAGTGAAAAACTTGATGTAATAGGTGGAGCATTAGCAGCAGGTAATGGCACAATTAGAACAGGTATAACTTATTCATCATTAGGCTTAATAGGTACGTTTACAAATCACGATTTAGGAGTTATTACAAACGGCGCAGAACGTATGCGTATCACATCAGGTGGTGATGTAGCAATAGGTGATACTACTGCAAGTGGTTATAAGATGAAAATACAAAATGCAGCAGGTAGTCCTTATGGCTTATCAATTAGATATAGTGGTGCTTCTCCAAATTCAGGTGGTGATAATCAATTCTTAATTTGTCAAGATACAACAAATGATAAACTTATTATTTGGTCAAATGGTACTGTTGTAAACAGAACAGGTAGTTATGGCACAATATCCGATGTAACATTAAAGCAAAACATAGTTGATACTACTCCTAAACTTAAAGATTTAAATAAGTTAAAAGTTAGAAACTTTAATTTTATTGGAGAAGATTTAAAACAAATAGGATTTATAGCACAAGAAATTGAACAAGTATTTCCTAATATGGTAGAAACAGACAAAGATGGTTTAAAGTCTGTAAAAACAACAATCTTGATTCCTATGTTAGTAAAAGCTATCCAAGAGCAACAAGCACAAATAGAAGAACTAAAAGCATTAATCAAATAATATGGAAACAAACTTTCAATGGGTAATTGCTCAACTAAATTGTGCAGTAGAATCAGAAGGTCTACAAAATGTAATTAATGTAATACATTGGAACTATAATGCTACTAAAGTAGATGGTGATAAAACTTACTTTGCAGGTACTTATGGTTCATCAAATGTAGCTCAACCTAATCCTCAAAACTTTACACCTTATGCAGATGTAACAGAGCAGGAAGTTATTAATTGGTTAGAAGAAATATTACCTGTTGAAGATATGCAATTATCATTAGAGAATAACATAGCTTTGCAAATCAATCCAATTGAGGTTACATTACCTTTACCTTGGGTTTCAATACCTGAGAAAATAGTTGAACCTATAGTAGAGGAAGTAATACCAGTAGTAGAATAATGAAAGACGTAGGATATAGTTTAAGGAAGGCTTATTTTAATAAATTAAATGGTATGGTTACTGTTAACTCAGCGATTGTTCCTATTTATGATAATATTCCCGATACTGCAAATTATCCCTACATACAAATATCTAACATTAATGTTATAGACGAATCTACCAAGAGTAACTTCAATAGTAATTGTGTTGTAACAGTACAAGCATTTACAGGAACGGATGCTACAAGTTATAGTAAGTCTGATGCAGATAATATATCAAACCAAGTAATGCAACTTTTATTAAATAGGTCATCATTACCAAATGCAGCACCTGATTTTAAGGTTATAACAAACCAATTAGAATCTAGTAATTACATTGAGAATCTGTATCAAGGATTTTATGAAGTTGTAAAAATAATTAGAATTAGAAACATAGTAGAACAATTATAAAATGGGAATAGTAAACGGAACTAACTTAGTATTGTATGCCGTAGATGGAGGTACTAATTATGCATTTGGGCACTCTCGTAGCTTTACATTAAACATAGAGGCAAATCCAATAGATGTAACATCAAGAACTTCGGCTGGTTGGTCAGAATCAATTATGGGGGCACGTAGCTTTACATTAGATTTTGAAGGATTGGTAGATTACGAGGATTATATTGACCCTGCTTGGATTACGGCAGCAATAAATAATAGAACAAAGTTCTTGGCTAAGTTTACAGATAACCTGGAAGGTGCATTAGTATTTAATGGTTACGTTTACGTATCTAATATGACTATTGATTCTCCTATGGAAGATGTTGTTACTTACTCTGGTACTCTGCAAGGAACTGAAATATTAGCATTAGCATTAGCATAAACAAATTATAAACAATTAAAATTAAAATAAAATGGCATTAATTAACGGAACAAATTTAGTAATTAAAGTAGGTGGTGTACCTTTGTTAAAGGCTACTACTGCTAGTTTAGAATTAACTGTAGATCTACCAGATGCAACCACTAAGGATTCTGCTGGATGGAGTGAATTTTTCGCAGGTGTAAGAGGATTTACTTTATCTTCTGATGGTCTTATTGACTACGCATCTTCTGCAAGTGTAGAAACTGATGAGCTTGTTGCATTGCTTATTGCTCGTACTGCTGTAGCTGTAACTTTCTCAACATCAACTGCTGGAGATATGGTATTAAGTGGTAACGCTTTCATTTCTTCTATTTCTCAAACAGCTGATATGGAATCACCATCTGGTTATAGCGTATCTTTCCAAGGAACTGGAGCACTTACTCAAGGAACTGTTTAATTAATTTCTTCTGATAGTAACCACAATTACTTAAAGAAAAAATAAAATGAGTGCAGGATATATACAATTAGAGTTAGGTGGTAAAAAGCGTGGTGTTAAAATTGGTAACTACGCCTTAATGGAATATTCAAAGATTACTGGGTCTGGTGTATTAGAGTTTGATAACGAAAATCCTATTAAACTTTGTACAGATTTGATTTATTGTGGGTTAAAAAACAACGCTTATATTAAAAGAGAAATCGTAGATTTTACTATGGATGATGTTTTAGTATGGGTGGATGATATGCCTATTGAACAAATAAATGATGTCATTAATCTATTCCATGAATCTATAAAAATATCTGAGGGTGTTCAAGAAATTCAGGAGGCGATTAGTCCAAATGTATCACCATCTAAATCTGTAAAGCCAAAAAAATAGGTTGGGAAGAGGTGTTAGACTTTGCTATATGCGATGTTGGACTTCTTCCCGATCAATTTTACGATATGACGTGGGCAAACTATAACAGATATGCTTATGGTAGTATCAAAAGACAAACAAAGGATTGGGAACATACTAGGTCGCTAATTTCTATAATCTATAATTCAAACGTAGGAAAGAAACAAGACCAAAAAACTCCCGATAAGATTCTTCCTCTTTGGACAGATAGATTAGGTAAACCCCAAAAACCTAAGTTAGAACCAGTAACAAAACAAGACTTTGAAAAGGTCGTTAAAAAGTTAGATAATGGATAGTAATTTTCAGGTTAAGATAACAGCAGATTTAGGTGATTTAGTAGCTAAGATAAAAAATATTGAAACTACTTTAGCTAAACTAGATTCTTCTTTTAAGGGAGTAAATGCTAGAGCTAGTCAAAGTTTACAAAAGACTGGTGAGGCTGCTGCTAGTGCTGGATTAGATATGAATAGGATGCGTCTTGCATCTTTTGCTCTTGGCCAGGTTATAAGAGATTCTGGATTTTTTGCTCAAAGTTTTGGTCTTGGATTATTAGCCATTTCAAACAACGTACCAATACTTATTGACCAAATAGTAATGCTTAGTAACGTATCCAAGGGATTAGGTATTGCTCTATCTATGATGGGTTCAATACTAACTGCTGCACTTACTATATTTGCCTATGCTTCAATGGGGGCTGATAAATATAATGATTCACTAGATAAGATTAGAGCAACTGCTGGAGAAAATGTAATCACCCTAAACGCTTTATTGTCTATAGCTAAAAATGAGGAATTATCTTATTCAACAAGACAAGAGGCAATAAATAAGTTAAATCAGGATTACGATATATTTAATGAGAATCTAAGTATTCAAAATATAAATAGTAAAGAAACAGCAATTGCTGTAAATAAATTAACTCAATCTATTTATCTTCAAGCCGAGGCTCAAATACTACAAAACCAATTACAGGATGAAATAGCAAAAAAGAGAAAATTAGAGGCAACAGATTTAAAGGATCAGGCAAGTTTTCTTGATAAAACTAAAGGTAAAATAAATCAATTTAATACGGCTCTTGGTATAGTAAGAGAAACAATGATGTTTGGTGGATTTGCTGAATTGGGTAGCAGAATGGCTAAAGGTCAAGAACAATATAATAAAGCAATAAGTTCATCTGGATTAGCAAATTTCAATGCTGATATGCAAAAACTAGATGATTCAACTAATAAATTAACAAAGGATTTAGAAAATAATCTTCTTTCGTTAGCAAAGATAGGCCAATTAGATAAGCCAGATAAAAAAGATGGAGGAGAAAGTAGAATAAAAAAATTAGCTGTAGTATATAAAGAATTAGCAGATGAAATAAAAAAGGTAGAATATGATACATTCTCAAGTGAATTAGAAAAAGCAAATACTTTAGTTGATGCTCATAAAAAAGCACTTGAATCAGTTATTGAATTAGGTGTATCTCCACTATCTAAAGAATATAAGAATTTAAATGATCAGATGCTTGATGCGAATAAAAAACTTTTTGGTGAGGAAGGTAAAATATTTGCAGCTAAATTACAGTCACTTACAATAGCTAACCAAGCAAAATCAGCAGTTGAAGCAGAAGCAGATGCCAAGGAAAAACAAATAGAAATACAAAAACAATTAAATGCTTTAGGAACTGATTCGATAGCTGCTGAATTAACAGATGACCCAACTTATGAAATTCTTAAAAAGAGAAATGAGGCATTTGATGAGATGAATAAAAAAATTCTTGATTTCAGAGATTTAATGAGCGATACTGCACATATTCTTGTTGGCCCATTAGCTAGTGCTTTTGAAACTATGATTCAAACTGGTAATTTTGGAATTAAAGGTTTGGTTGATATGTTAAAGCAAATGATAATTAAGTTAATTGCAGCAGTAGCAGCAGCAGCTATATTAGCATTAATATTTGCAGCAATTACTGGAGGAACGTCAGCAACAGCTGGTGGAGGTGGATTTCTTAAAATGTTCCAAGGATTAATGGGTGGTAAAGGTATGTTTCCTGGATTAAAGCCAAGAGCAAAAGGAGGTATATTTTCAGGCCCTTCTGCTGCACTAGTTGGAGAATATCCAGGTGCTAAAAATAATCCAGAGGTAATTGCTCCTTTAGATAAATTAAAGTCTTTAATAGGCAATTCGGGTGGTAATGATAATATGGTTGGTCAATTAGAAACTAGAGTTAGTGGTAATGACTTAGTAATATTAATGAATAGGGCATCAAAAAATAGAAACGGATATTATTAATGGCTTACGCAAAAAAATATGAAATAGAGTTTTCTGATGTTTATTCAAATTCTGTTGGGCAATATCAAGCATTTATTTATAAGAAAGATTATGTTGGAGCTATTTATGAGCTGACATCAGATAGTGTTCCATTAACAATCGAAACAGATAGACAAGGTAATTCTTCTTATAAGCCTGTTATTGGGTCTGTTGCTAATTTAAATTTATTACTACAAACTATTGGTGATTTTAATATAGCTGAGTTTTTATTAGCCGATATAGATACTTTTTATTTAGAGATAATTAAAGATAATGTACTTAGATGGAAGGGATATTACTTACCTACTTCTGATGTTACAATAGACGAAATAGCTCCTATTAGTGTTTCATTAAGTTTTTCTGATTTATTACTAATAAAATCTACTCTTATATATGAATCAGATACTATAAGAGATATAGGGTTTAATGCTATTGATAAAATATCAATTAAGGATTTATTATTAGATTGTGTATATAGTTCTGGATTGGGTTTTGAAGTTAGAATAAATTTTCCTTATAGCAAAACTGTTCCAAATGTTATTATCAATTCAGATGGAAGTACTTCATCGAAAACGATAACAATGGATGAGATGTATATATTTAAAAATTCTTTATTAAATGCTCCAGCTGATTATTTTGATTACTTTACTATATTATCAGGAATCTGTTCTCAGTTTGGGTTAATGGCTTATCAAAAGCAGGGGATATTTTATATTACTTCTTATGACCAATTAATAAACGAATCATCTAGGGTATTTAAAAGATATGCTAGTTCTGGTAAAACATATTTAGGGGATATTACAGAATCTGATTCTGCTATTGCATTAAACTCATCAACATTCAGGCAGATAGGACAAAGTCAAAAAGTAATTTATTCTTTGCCTTATAAGTACTTAGATGTATCTACAAACACTTCAAAAGCTAGTAATTCATATAACAGTTTTCTTTGGGGTTTTGATTTAGCTACTGGAACTTTAAGAGCATCTGGTATATCAAATGTTGGTTCTAATTCAGTACCAAATAGCAAAACTACATATCCAACATTAGATGTTTCACCATTTAATAGAAGGTTCGGGTTAAGATTTATTTCAAGATCTACTGGGTCTTATCCAATTACATTAGATTATACACAATACTGGGAAACACAACCAATTAATGTATCTCAAGGAGATATTATATCAGCAAATGCTTTATATGGAAATGATGCTGTTATTGTAAGTACAGACCCAACCTTTGAGGCTTTTTCACAAGTTTTTGTTACATTGAAATATAATGACCCAGATGGTAATACAAAATATTTATATACAGTTGATACAGGTGTAGGAGGTATTATTTTTACTGACACATTACCAACTTTAAGTGGTAGTCCACCTACAGCTAACTTTAAAAATTTAATAATACCACAAAATGGAGAATTAACAATAAGAATATTACAACCATATTCATTTCAATTAGGTGGAAGTATATATATAGAATATTTAACATTACAAGTATATAAAGGTGAACAAATAGATTCTGTTCCTTCAACAATTACTTCAAGGTCTTATTTTGCAAATAAAATAAACAATAAAGAAAT